TTAAAAAATATGTATAGATGGTCATATAATAGTGCATCTGAAGGAGAACTTTTTAATAATATAAAAGAAACAATAACATCGTTTTTAGGTTCAGAGGGTGATTGGGATGAGATTAAAAAAGGTGATAAAATCAATCACATATTAAAGTTTGATGTTACGAGTATATTTTACCAATATTTAAAACTGTATGTTGAGTCCACTGGTAAATTTCCTGGTGATAACGCAAACTATTTTTTAGAAGTTTTAGATGAGGTTTTAATTGAACAAGGTGACGAATTGAGAGGACCGAATATTGATAATTTTTATCCTGACAGTAGAAGGGTAAAAGAGGATATGACAGAAAATGTAATTTCTAATTTATAATGAAAGTAATAATTAATAATAGACAACATTTACTTTTGGTTGAAGATAATCAAAGATGGGATAAATTTATTCAGTATTTTACTGACAATACTGTTAATAAAAATAGTGAAGAATGGCTTAATGATTTTTTTAACACTTTTAGTTTAAATAAAGATACATTATTAAATAACGAATCACTTTATAACATTTTTTTAGATTTTTTTAGAAAAAATGTATATGAAAAAAGTAACAATCTTATGAAATATGGTAATAAGATTGAGGAGATATTTGATTTAATCAGTGAAAGGGAATCTAAAAAAATTTTAAATAGTAAAAATACACCATTAGAAAAAATAAAAAAACTGATTTTATTAGAGAAAAAATTCCCATGGAGATATAAGAATCTTACCTTAAAAGAAGTAATAGATAGATTTTTATATGATGTAGTAAAATATCTTTTTGATAATTATGATACTATTGTGGCAATAAAACAACTATCTATAGTAAAAGATAAGTTAGGTTCAGGTAGGGTTAAGGGTATTTTACCCATAGTTAATGATTTTGCAAGTGAAAACGGTATTACACTAATACCAAAACATGAAGGAATTACATTCCAAAAAGGAGATGAATCAAGAATTAGGGATTTAATAAATTATATTAAAGATGTTACAATCTCACCTAAAAAAACTAAAAGGGGTTTTTTAAATCATATTGGACAAACTGAAGGTGGTGGACAACTTTCTACTTTTTGGAGTGCAGCCAATCAATCTGGTATCATACAAAAAGTAGGGGGTGGTAATAATATTACATATGAATTAGGCCCAAACTACAAAGAATGGGAGGAAGGTAAAGTAGTAGCGTTTTAAATTAAAATATATGGATAGAGGAGAACAACTAAAAATATTTGCACGTTGTTTAGGTGAACCAATTTACGCAATCGAAAATTTTTTAAAGACATTCGATTTGACACAAGAAGGTATGGTACCTTTTAAATTGTTTCATAAACAAAAAGAAATAATAAAATCTTACGAAAAATACAATCGTAATTTAGTAACCAAACCTAGACAGGCAGGTGTATCAACTACCACTGCAGCCTATATTGCAGTTAAGGCTGCGTTTGGTGATCCAGATAGTCCACATAAAGTACTGATATTAGCCAACAAACAAACATTGGCACAAGAGTTCTTAAAAAAGATAAAGGAATTTCTCGACCAAATACCTTATTGGGTTTGGGGATTGGATGAGGGTACTGATTATTTAGAAATTAATTCTAAAGGACATATAAAATTAAAATCTAACGGTTGTGAAATTAGGGCATTAGCGACATCAAAAGATGCTTTAAGAGGTTTTACTCCAACATTCCTAGTTATGGATGAGGCAGCCTTTATCGATAATGGTGCAGATGTGTTTGGGGCTGCGTTAGCATCCTTAGGTACAGGTGGTAAGATTGCACTGATATCGACACCAAATGGTATGGACCCACTTTATTATAAAACTTATGATGGTGCAAAAAATAAAGAAAACAACTTCAATGTAGTTGAAATGAAGTGGTATCAGGATGTTAGATACAACAGAGGATTATTTTGGGTGAGGGGTGAAAATGAAAAGATAGAATGTAAAACTTTAAGTAGGACTAAATTGAGGTGGGAATATTCAGAAAAAATATATGAAACCGATGAATCTACCATAGAATATTATGAGGTTATGATTAAAGAAGGGTGGAAACCTTTATCCCCTTGGTACGAAGAGATGGCAGCAGATATGGGTGATGCAAAAAAGATTGCACAAGAACTTGATGTATCATTTATTGGTTCTGGAGGTAACGTCATAGATGATGAATTTATTTCATATCATGAGGAAAATTTTGTTAAAGATCCTGAGTTCTCTGCAGAATTAGAGAAGGCTATGTGGATATGGAAGAAACCTGAGGTAGGACATAAATATATTATGGGTGTAGACGTTAGTAGAGGTGACGGTAAAGATAGTTCCACAATAGTTATTTTAGATTTTGATAATTTAGAACAAGTTGCAGAATTTAAATATAAACTACCACCAGATATGTTGGCAGAGGTGGTTTACAAGTATGGTAATATGTATAGTGCCTATACGATAGTAGATATTACTGGTGGTATGGGTGTCGCAACGGTATTAAAACTGTTAGAAATGGAATATAACTTTTTACACTATGATGATCCTAAAAGTAGGAAATTGTCAGAAAAGTACGCAAAAACAAAATATACTGAGGGTGATAAAGTTCCAGGTTTTAACGTAGGTAATACTAGATTACAATTAGTTTCTGAATTTGAGGAACATATAAGAGAGAATAAAACAATAATACGATCACATCGGTTAATTTCTGAGTTGAGGACTTTTGTATATAAAAATGGTAGACCCGATCATATGGAAGGTTATCATGACGATATCATAATGGCTTACGCTATGTGTATTTTTATAGTACAAACATCATTCAAAAAATTAGAGATGGTTGAAAAACAAACTAAGGCTATGTTAGATAGTTGGGTTAACATTAATAATAAAACAGTTGCCCCATTTTTAGAGGATCAAAAGTATGTAAATCCATTCTACACTAACACACCATCATACCACCCTAAACAAGGGAATAACGGTAACAACGACAATGGGGAGTTCAACTGGTTGTTTGGTATAAGATAGTATTTAGTTTTTTTCGATATTTATTATAATAGTAATAAAGTATAAAGATAAAAAATGGCTAGAAAAACGATATTCCAACAGTTAAATGATTTATTTGGTCCTGAAGTAAAAAGGGCACAAAATAAGTCTAGATATTCTATAAATGATAAGGAACTCCTTAAAACTAAATCTAAGGAAGATTTTGAATTCGAAAAACTTAAAAGACAACAAGACACCTATTTAGGGAATATGTGGCAAAAAGTTGATAATGAGATATATCAACATTCCATTTATTATGAAACAACTAGATTGGCATCTTATGCAGATTTTGAGGGTATGGAATTTTTTCCAGAAATTGCTGCGGCATTAGATATTATGATGGAGGAATCTACCACATTAAATTCAGAAAATAAAGTTATTAATATATTCTCTGAAAGTAGAAGAGTAAGAAGAATTTTAGAGGACTTATTTTTTAATAGATTAGATATACATACCTCATTACCTATGTGGACAAGAAATACTTGTAAATACGGTGACAATTTTTTATTCTTAAATATTGATAGTGATGAGGGTATCACAGGTGTTAAACAATTACCTAACATTGAAATTAGTAGAAAGGAGAATGAAGGGTTTGAAGGTAATACTACTGTTAAAGAAAATGATAAATTTAATCCCGTTACGTTTATTTGGGGTCAAAGGGACATAGAATTTAACGCTTGGCAAATTGCCCATTTTAGATTATTAGGTGATGACAGAAGATTACCATACGGTACATCTATGTTAGAAAAGGCTAGAAGAATATGGAAACAATTATTATTATCTGAGGATGCGATGTTAATCTATAGAGTAACTAGAGCACCTGAGAGAAGAATATTTAAAATTTATGTCGGTAATATCGATGAGAAGGATGTACCAGCATATGTAAACAAAATTGCAGATAACTTCAAAAGAAGTCCTGTTATTGATCAAAAGACTGGACAGATAGATACTCGATATAATCAAATGGCACAAGACCAAGATTATTTTATACCAGTTAGGGATCCAAACGCACCGAGTCCGATAGATACTTTGGCGGGTGCAACAAACCTTTCTGAAATTGCGGATATCCAATACCTACAAAAAAAGTTATTTACCGCACTTAGAGTACCTAAACCTTTCTTAGGGTTTGAGGAAGCAAATGGTGATGGTAAAAATTTGGCATTACAGGATATTAGATTTGCTAGAACTATCAATAGGATACAACAATCAATGATACAAGAACTTAATAAAATTGCTATCATTCATTTATATATTTTAGGTTTAGAAGATGAGTTAGAAAATTTCACACTTTCTCTCAATAACCCATCTACACAAGCAGAGATGTTGAAGGTTGAACAAACTCAGTTGAAGGTAACATTGTATAAGGATTCTGTTGCGGACGCTGGTAATGGTTTCGGTGCAATGTCTATGACTAGAGCCAAAAAAGAAATATTAGGTATGTCTGAAGAAGAAATTAGAAATGATTTAGAACAACAGAGATTAGAAAAAGCGGCAGCAGCAGAAATGGAACAAACCGCAGAGGTTATTAAGAAAACAGGATTATTTGACAGAGTCGATAAACTATATGGTGACTTTGACGCATTATTATCAGGTGCAGGTGAAGCCGAAGCAGGTGCAGGTGGTGACGCAGGTGCGGCTGGTGGAGATATGGGTGCAGGTGGAGATATGGGTGCTGCGGCAGAACCAGCGGCAGAACCAGCGGCAGAACCAGCAACCACAGAATCTTTTAGAAAAGATGGTACTTTATTGACTGAGGAAAAAAGAAGAATATATGAAGAAAAAACTAAAAGATATCAAGGAATTTATTTAAGGAGACTTACTGAAAGTTTAAAGAATAATGAACACGTTTATAATTTAGACTCTGTTGAGAAGGATACAGATATATTAAATTCTAAGATCAGTGAAATGACTAAAGAAATAGATAAATTAACTAAATAAGTTTTTTTATAAAAGTTTTATATTTATTATATAAACTAACACATGAAAAATTTTGGTAATATAAAGGACACTTTTAAACAATTGATAATTGAGTCCATCATTAGTAAAGATGATAAGGGTAAAAAATTGTTTAATAAGTTTCTAAAAACTGTCGGTGAAAACAAAACATTAAAGGAACAGTATTTAATATATAGTAATTTACAAAACAGAAAGTTTGATGACTATTCTGAGGCTAAGGATTATATTAAAGAAAATATAGGTTTATTAAAATCATTAAATAAAAACCATATTGATAGTGGTAATGAATATTTTTCTAAATTACTTAAAGGAGTAACTTTAGTTAAAGAAAATCAATCGTTCTATAACGATATCGATTTTTTAATGAAAACCGAAAAAAATGCAACAAACATAGATAAAATACAGGAGTCTATTAATAACATTACTAAAAGAATGTTAGAAAAAGATGTGGAAGAAACTGTAGTAACTGAATCGATAGGTTTACCACCTAGTATGTTTGCCAATATTTTAGTTTCTAAATTCAACTCAAAATATTCTGAAATAACCGAAACAGAAAGAGAAATTATAAAAACAGTTTTAAATGGTAATAAGGATGAAAAGAAATCTTTATTTGAATCTGTGAAAAGGGAATGTATTGACAATATAGATAAAAAATTAAATGAATCATCAGATGTCGAAATAAAGGATAAGTTATTAAAAGTAAAAGATAAATTATTAAATACTAACTTTGAATACGAAAATTTCAACTCACAGATAGGTAAAATTTACAACTTAAAAGAATCGATAGATTAAAAATGAACCCCTCCGAAAGAGGGGTTTTTTATTTATGGAATTTGACTAATGACTATTTTAATAGTATAATTATAAAAACTTTAAAATAACAAAAAATGAAAAATTTTATGAATGAAATTAGGAAAAGAAATCAAATTAGATTTATTAGAAAACTATAAAACAAAAATCGGTACCGTTAATAATAAAGAATCAAAAAGTTTATATTTAAACTTATGTGCGTGGGGGGAGTTAAAAGAAGATTATGAGAATTTTAACTACGAATTTTTCTTAAGTAATGTAAGAAAAAAAATAAAACAAAAAATTAATGATACAATCAACAAAGAATTATTTTACGAAAATAAATATATAGTTGATTTAGATATGAGAACTTCAGGATTAAATATTAATAAAAGAAGTTTTATGTCTTGTGAGATAACATTATATCAAAAAAAATATTTACCCATTAATAAAATTAATATAGTAGAAAACACTAAAAAAATTATCTACGATGTGGTAAATGAATGTCTAGAAAATAATTCAGTTTTTACTTTCCATAAATCTAAAAAGTAATTTTTTAACACAGTGGTATATTTATAATAAAAGTATAACACTGTTATGGAAATTATAAAAAAAAACGAAATAGATAAAAAAGGTATTCTAGTCGAATATGACGCAGGATACATTTCCCCAAAAGATAATAGACATTTCGTTAATGAGATGTCAAACTTAACCAAAGGTCAACCTATTATAGAAGAACCTTTGGTTGTTTATGCCGTATTACAAAAGTATGGTGTTGAAAATAGGAATGGTAGAGTTTACCCTGAGGCAATATTAAGGAGAGAGTCTGAGAACTATTTAAAACTAATCAAAGAGAAAAGGGCATTAGGTGAGGCAGATCACCCAGAATCATCTATAGTTGCAGTAAGTAGAATTTCCCATAACATCGTAGACTTATGGTGGGAAGGTAATGTACTTATGGGTAAGTTAGAAATTATAATGTCACCAGGATTTGTTAATCAAGGTATTATTTCTTGTGAAGGTGATAGAGTTGCCAATTACATTAGAAAAGGTTTAAAGATTGGTGTATCATCTAGAGGTGTAGGTTCTTTAGAAAAAGAGGGTGGTAAAAATATCGTACAAGATGACTTCGAATTAATTTGTTGGGATATAGTTACATCCCCATCGACTCCAGGTTCTTGGATTTATAGTAAAGAACCTTCAGTAGAACAACAAATGTCTGAATCTAAAATTAAAAATGAAGATAAACTTTTAAAAGACTCTTTAAATAATTTTTTACTAGATTAATAAAAAAATAACACTTTTTAAAAGTATTGTATATTTATTAAGAAATGCAAAATATTTTGCGTTATTTAATAATAAATAAAAAAAGAAAAAAAAAGAAAAAATGGCTGAAAAAAAGAAATCAATCATCGAAGAGGCTTTACTAGAAGCAAAGTCTTTAGAGGATGCCTTAAAAGCCAACACGAAAGAAATACTTGCGGCACATATGTCGAAAGAAATTGAAAACATTGTTGAGACATCTTTAAAAAATAAAGATGTAAAGAAAAAAAACCCAATCTCAGAAGAAGATGATGAGATTAGTGTTAACGATGTAGAAACTAAAGGATCCGATGATGAAGAAGAAGACGTTAAGTTAGACCTTGACGATGAAGAAAACGATGATGATGACGAACTACAATTTGATAGTGAGGAATCTGATGATGAACCTAATGATGAACCAAAAATTGATTTGGACTTAGACACTGACCTAGACTTAGATGCTGGAGAGGGAGATGATGACGATGATGATGATGACGATGAGGTAGGTTTAGGTTTTGAATTACCTATGGGTACAGAAGATGACGAAGAAATTTTAGACTTAACAGGCGCTTCTGATGAAGAGGTTGTTACAGTATTTAAAAAACTTTCTGACAATGACGAAGTAGAGGTAGTTAAAGATCAAGGTGGAATTCATCTTAAAGATAACGGTACGGGTGCAGAGTATTACATTAAGGAATCTATGGAAGAAGAATGGGATTCTATGAAAGAAGGTGAACAATGTTCTGAATGTGGTTCAGGTGCAATGTACGAAGATGAAGAAGGTAAGTACTGTTCTGAATGTGGTTCAGGTATGTACGAAGACGAAGATCAAATCGTATACGAAATTGAATTAAATGAACCTTCAAGTGAAGGTGGTGAATTTAAAATGGGAAATAATTCTAATTTTGAAGAAGGTGCTTACATTGAAGAGGATAAATTACAAAGACATTCAAGAACTAACGGTAAACAAAGATATCACGGTGCTAGATTAGCAACGAGAGAATCTTTAACAACTCGTAACCCTATTGTAAATAGAGAACCGAAAACAAACACAGTTTCCGAATCCAAAATAATGAGAGAATACAGAGAGTTAAAATCTAAAAACGAAGAGTATAAGAAAGCACTCAATGTATTCAAAGAAAAACTAAACGAAGTTGCGTTGTTTAACACTAACTTGGCTTATGTTAATAGACTATTTACTGAGCATTCAACTACTAAGAAAGAAAAAATGGAAATTCTTAAGAGATTTGATAACGCTGAGTCAATTAGAGAATCTAAAAACATCTACAAAACTATTAAAACGGAATTAGATTCTAAATCCCCTATTAATGAATCTGTAGGAACTAAAGTTAATAAAACAATACAATCTTCAAAGTCAACTAATTTGAATGAGTCTACTGCTTATGTAGATCCACAAATTACGGCAATTAAAGATTTAATGAGAAGAATCTCATAAAAATAATAAAATAACAAAATTAAAATAAAAATTTAAAAAAATGGGACATTTGTTAAACTCAGGTGAAGTCGGAAATATCGGACTTGAACACCTAAAACAAATTAGATCTAAAACAATTTCTAAATGGAACCAATTAGGTTTCTTAGAAGGTTTAAAAGGTCACGTAAAAGAGAACATCGCTCAATTGTATGAAAATCAGGCGTCTGCTTTGTTGAATGAATCAACATCTTCAGACTCATCAGGTTCTTTCGAAACTGTAGTTTTTCCAATTGTGAGAAGAGTATTCTCTAAATTATTGGCTAACGATATCGTATCAGTACAAGCCATGAACATGCCAATCGGTAAATTATTCTTCTTTGTACCTAAAACATCTGAAGGAGCGTTTCCATTGAATGGTACAGATAATCTTACTAACGGTGCATTACCAGAATGTGTGATCGGTGGTTGTAATAGTAGTGATATAACATCATACTACACAAAAAGTCTTTATGATTTATATTATAACGATGGTTTGTATGATGCATCTAAAGGTAAGGCTACTATCAACGTTGAAACTGGTAACACTTCTAACACTAATACCGTTAGAATCCTTTCAGGATTAACATATGATACCGCATATTCTGCTGGTTCACAAAAAGCGTTGGCTGGTGATGGTTCAGTTAGATACCTTAAATTAGGTGTACAAGGATTCACTTCTGCAGGTGCAGGTAGATTAACAGGACCGGACGGAAATGAAATGGATACTGAAACATTTTTAGCATCACTTAAAGTTGTTGTTAGAGGTGGAGACATTAAAGATCCAAGCAATAATCTTATTGTTGCAAACGGTGGTGAAGTACCTTTTAGACTTATCGCTCAAAAATATGGTAAAGGTATCGTTAATTATAGTGATATCTGTTCTGCGACTGATGGGACTTTAGTATTAGAAGTAGATTTAACACACCCAACTTGTACATCTTGTGCAGAAGCAACACTTGATGGTTACATCGGTGCAAATTCTGGTTTAACTAGAAGTACTAATACTACTTATTCAGCAATTACGTTTGACGTAAGTTGGATGCAATATGCATCTTTAGAATACTCTACAGAAATGGGTGAGGTTTCTTTTGAATTGGATGAGGTAGTTGTATCAGTAACTGAAAGAAAACTAAGAGCAACTTGGTCACCTGAATTAGCACAAGACGTTAGTGCATTCCATAACATCGATGCAGAGGCTGAACTTACGGCTCTTTTATCTGAGCAGGTTGCTGCTGAGATCGATAGAGAGATCTTAAGAGACTTAAGAAGAGGTGCTGCATGGCAATTGAGATGGGACTATAACGGATGGAAAAGAGCAAACTCTGGTGGAGGTTTCAACGCATACACTCAAAAAGAGTGGAACCAAACGTTGATTACTAAAGTCAATCAAGTTTCAGCACAAATTCACAAATCAACTTTGAGAGGTGGCGCTAACTTCGTAGTAGTATCTTCTGAGATATCAGCAATTTTTGATGACTTAGAATACTTCCACGTATCTAACGCTTCTCCAGAGCAAGATCAGTACAATATGGGTATTGAGAAAATCGGTTCATTAGGTGGAAGATATACTGTATATCGTGATCCTTACGCACCAGCGAACTCAATCATCATTGGACACAAAGGTAAGTCATTGTTAGATACTGGATACATTTACGCTCCGTATGTACCATTACAATTGACTCCAACATTACAAAACCCATTCAACTTCGCACCAACGAAGGGGATTATGACTAGATACGCTAAGAAAATGGTTAATAACCGTTTCTATGGTGTAGTAACAGTTGACGGTGTTGTAACGTTCAATATCAACGAATTGAGATAATCAATTAAAATTTCAACAATAAAAAGGGTAGAGTTTTCTACCCTTTTTTGTTTTATAGAATATTTATTATTATATTTGTAACTATGAGAATAAAGAAAAAATATGTTTTACTGGAATCGTTATTAATTGACAATAGTAGTGAATTTTCTAATAGTGAAAAAAGAATATTAAGATTAATACATAAAAAATATAATGGAGAAAGAGAAAAATATAATTTTAGTGTCTACGAGGTTGCGGCATGGTTAATTGAAGACTTTGAGTTATCATATGAAGTGGCATTTGAATTATCTAAATCTTATTTTTTGGAGGGTAGTAGATT